TTCAGGAGTTTGGCGGCGTGTTGTGCGATACATACTCTGATATTGATGATACTCCTGCAAACGATAAATATTTTGAAGTCATTGGTAAGTTCAGAGAAGAAGGAATTTTTCTGTGTTGCGAGGCAAATCAGCACGATAACAATTGGATGATGACTGAAGATGGTTATGTAATGACAGATGAAATGCTTGACGAATTTGATGCAAAAGAATATAAGGCTTATCGTTGGACTTATAAGGAACACTAAGGAAAGGTGACAATATATAGGAGATTAAAAGAATAAGCAAAAGAACTCTTATTATGTAAGGGTTTATGGAAGAACTACACACATCAGAATCTACGGAATTAACAGAAACAGATAGGAAATGGTGTGTTTATATGCACACATCTCCTAGTGGAAAAGTTTATATTGGTATTACTAGTAAGAACCCACCAGAACAACGATGGTTAAATGGGAGAGGATATAATCACAACTATCATTTTACTAATGCCATCAAATTTTATGGTTGGAATAATTTTAAGCACGAGATTATTGCAGACAAATTAACCTCAGATGAAGCTGAGACGATGGAACGAGAACTCATAGAACAATACAATTCTATGGATCAACGATATGGTTACAACTTAACTTCAGGAGGAGAAAAAGGAAAAGAACTATCGCAAGAATCCCGTGATAAAATTAGTCGGGCAAATAAAAATCCAACAGAAGAAACTAGACAAAAAATGAGCGCATCCGCTAAAGCACGCTGCACTGAAGAATGGAGAAGGATGATGTCAGAAAGAACCAAGGGACGGAACAGCGGCGAAAACAATCCAAACTACAAAGGTCGAGATAAGTGCGAACAAACTAATAAAAGAAAAAAGAAAACCAACTACAACAATGTTGATCGCGATAACCCAAAGGTTTCTAGGTGGGCAGGAGATAATAATCCGCGCCATCTAAACCCATTATGTGGAGCAGACAACCCAAGGGCCAGACCTATTGTACAATTAACAAAAGACGGCGAATTTATTCGTAAGTGGGATTATGTTACATTGGCGGCAGATTTTTTAGGAGTTAAACCGTGGAACATTATTACATGTTGTTCTCATCCTGAGAAACTTAAAACAGCGTATGGTTTTAAGTGGATGTATCTTGAAGATTATGAACAACAAACACAACAAAATGATTAAAAATATTAATGAATAAAAGGAGAAAGATTATTATGGCAAGAAGTTTTGGACGTCAGAATACGGTAAACAGAGATATGTTTGCGTATAATACGATGCTCTTAGGAGAAAGTGGATGTGGAAAAACCACAATGATTGCAGAGGTTATGAGAAAGTTCTGCAAGCCGGACGAATATATCGTCCTTCAGATTGGTAAAGAGGAAGGATGTAAGGCAATTAACGGCCTAATGTGGGACCAGATTGATACTTGGAAGCAGTTTGTGTCTTTTGTAGATGAAGTTGTTAAAAATAGAGATGATTGGGGTACGCTTAAGTGCGTAACACTAGACACAATCGACCAGTTGATTGAGATTGCAACTCCGCATACAATTAGACTTTGGAATACATCTCAGATGGGCAAGAAAGACTTTGTTCAGGCAGACACTCTAAATCAGAGTTGGGGCGGATTTGGAAAAGGCGACGAGAAGATGATGAGTCTTATCCTGGACCAGATTTGGCGTCTTAAGTCTGTCGGTGTGGCAGTATTTATCGTAGGTCATACGCGCAGACGTGAAAATGTTGACCCTGTGAGCGGTCTGACATATTCTACTATGAGCGCGGCAATCTCGCTTAAGAATTTTGAGACAATTCGCACAAAAATGGACATCGTGGCTATCGCGTACATCGATAGGGAGATGGTTTCCAAGGATTTTGGCAAGGAAAATATTGTTACTAAGAAGCAGGCAAAGATTAATGAGGTAACAAATGAGGCTCGTAAGGTTGCATTTAGATCATCTGCATATGTTCTTGACAGTAAATGCAGATTCCCCGATATAATTGACGAAGTTCCTATGGACGCATCTGCGTTCGTTGAAGCAATTCAGGACGCTATCAATAAGGCGGCAGAAAAGGGAATTGATGTAGAACCTACTACTAAGAAGTCCACTCCCAAGAAATCCACCAAGAAGCCCCCTGTAGTAGAGGAAGAGCATGACCAGGAAGATGCTGAACTCCTTGCAGCGCTTAGAGAGGCAGTTGAATCAGTAGAGGAGAAGGAAGAGGACACTCCTCCCTTTGATGTAAATTCCGAGATCGATGACATTTTTGATGAAGAAACCGAAGACGAAGATGCTATGATTACTCTTGATGCAGACCGTCTTACTGCGATTAGAAATGCATTCAAGGGTGCTGACGCTTCTGCAAAGGCAAAGGTCAAGACCCATCTGACTGCATATGGCAATAAGCTTGCCGATACAATGGCCAAGAGCGACGTCAATGCTATCGAGGAAATCCTTGGACTGAACGACGAGGTTTAATAAACAATTAATGGGTGGTGGTGAAAGCCACCATCCATTTTCCAGCATAAGGAGAAGAAAATGAAACAGAAGAAAATTACACATCCGATGCAACAGGTTGCAGTTAATATACTCTCAGATTTTGAGGTTCTCACAATGACTCATGATGGCCCATATACTTTTGAGGAGATTTGGGCAATTGTACAGAAGCACGTAGATGGTTATGGGCTTTGCGAAGATCCGTTTACAAGGATGCTCTGCACGAGCAAGGAAGCCATAGAGAATCAGTCGGAGTATGATAGGCAGACGGCAGAGCAGAGGTTTGGCCATAGTGACTGGCTAGATTGAGGAGGGATTGAGATGAAGAAAAGACAAGTTGTATTGAGTGAAGAACTTTTTGATAAGTATCAAGAGCGATATTTTCAGACATACGAAGAAAATAAGATGCTCCAGAGAGAAATTGGTTACCTTAACGCACTCTTTGACAAAGAGGGTGATACTCAGATAATCAAGTATAATGGTAAGTTGTATAGAATTACGAGCACTACGAACTATGTGGAAGCAGGAGTGGAAGAGACTCTTGACTTTACGGCAGTTCCGGTGAGAGAGGTGTGTTGAGATGGCGAAAGAAACTTGTAAACAATATAGTTTTCAGACGATAGTCTATGACTCCAATAAAGAACCTATCGAAGCCACCGTAGTTAATTGTTCGGAGTGTCCAAATCGATGCGTATGTGATGGTGGCAAGAATATATATAAGATAGAAATTCCAGACGGTGTTGGTGAGGTGAATTGAGATGGCAAGATGCAAATGCAAAATTTGTGACAGCGTATTAGACACAAATGTTGCGTATAAGGTGACTGATAAGAACGGAAAGAATAAATACTTCTGCAGCCAATCTGAGTTCGAGGCAGAAGAAGAACGCAAGAAGAAGGCGACTGAGGATAAGGATAGAGTGTATCGTTTGATATGCGATATTATGGGCGTTAACGAAGTTTTGAATACGGCACTCTGGAAAGAGAAACTAGAGTGGAATAAGGCATTTTCTGACGAATTTATCGCTAAGTACTTAGAAGAAAAGAAGGATTACTTGTCCTCGGCGATTGCTAGGTTATCTGGGACGGAGTATGCCAAAATTCGTTATATAAGTGCGGTTTTGAAGAATAGTTTGAGGGACTTTAAACCGAGAGTTGAGGTTGCAGAGAAGCCAAAGGTTGTGGTGGAAGAACACTATGAAACAAAGTATAAGGCAAAGGTAAGACGAGCCCTAGAGGATTTTGAGGAGGATGATGATGAATAATTTATATATAAGCGGCGTCACCGACACCATCCCTAAGGAGTTATTGGAGGGGCGAATCAATGTGGAAGCGAATGTCATCGGAAGTATGGTTAACGATATGCTTTTGGTAGAGGATACTAACATAGACAGTTCAAAGTTTTTAACTAAGGATGCAAGGCTCGTATATGGGATTTTGAAAACTCTTCGTGAGAAAAAATGCACAGTCTTCGATGAGGTATCTGTGTTAACTTATGCATCAGACGATGTTAAAGCGAAACTCGAAGAGATTGGTGGCTTTAAGGCAATCAGGAATATGGCTGATTGCGTAAATAATCAGAACTATGAAAGCTATTTGGATAATCTTTTGAAGTCGAATATGATTATTGATATGCACAAGTTTGGATTTAATCTACTTGAACCAATCAAATATGATGGCAAAACAATTAATCCGTTGAAGCTCTTCTCTAAAATGTCAAGTGAGCAAGTAACAGATTGGTATGCTGCGAAGCTTGAAAGTTTTGGCACAGGCTATTCCAGTAGGGTTCTTGAGGAAGAAGAATTAGACATTACGGACGAGTTCATCGAATCTCTTGAAAACGGAGAGGAAGCAGGTACTCCATTCGAATATTTTGACGACGATTATCTTGGAAATCCCGTTGAAGCTCTAAAATACTTTTCAAAACAAGTGAATGGTATTCCAGACGGTATGACTATCATAGGGGGTTATTCCAACGTTGGAAAAACAACGATGGTTCTTAGCATTCTTCTTTCGATGATGCACGAGGGTCGTAAGTGTATGATAATTTCCAATGAGCAGAGATCTAAGGCGTTTAAGATTGGATTTCTGTTACTGATTCTAACCAAGCATTTTAATTATTATAACTTAACTAAAACCAAACTGATTAACGGAAATATTAGCAAGGAAGATAGAGAATATATTGCCAAGGCTCAGGAGTATTGGAGACAGAGATATAAGGGTCAACTTTATTTTATCAGTATTCCAGATAGTGATGTAAGTTTGGCGATTAAGAAGATGAGATTATATATTCTCAATAAAGGCGTAAATACTTGTGTTTATGACACATTTAAGATAGATTTGTCCACCAACAATGATAACAGTTGGCTTTCTCTTATTCAAGATAGCCGTAGATTTGAGACACTTTCTCGTAAGTATCCCGGCACTCAGGTAATCTGTACTTTACAGTTAGCGATTAATACGCTCGGGAAACTATTCCTTGACAGCTCGGTATTATCAATGAGTAAGCAGATTAAAGAGGTATGCGACTTGATGATTTTGTGTCGTTCAATGTATCAAGAAGAGTTCGATCCTTCGAGTAAATTCTACTGCAATCCTTTCAAAACGGTATTAAATAAGCATACAAATCAATGGGAGAATGTTGGATGGCAGCCGAAGGACGATATGGTATATAGAGCGGTGTTTATCGAGAAGAGCCGTTCATCAGGAGCAGTAAGTTCCGATACTGGTATAGGATATATCTTTTCATTCCAGGGTGCATGGGGACTTTGGTCCGATGCGGCAAAAGCGAAATTCAAGCACGGCTATATCCAGTAATTGTAAACAATATGTAAATAAATACCAAACCACCTTGACAAAACCCACTTCTCGCATTATAATAATGACACAACAAAATAACTGGAGGCAACTTATGAAACACACCGTAGAACTTAACCACAAGGAACTCGAAGAGGCAATCCGAGAATATTTATTGAAGAACGGATACTGCCTGTCTGATCCTATGTATGGTACGCCACTTCAATTTATACTTGGAAAGCTTGAGGTTGGCACTCAACGTGAGCCAGAAACAATTGAAACCGTTACAAAAGTCGTATGTACTTTGGTTTAACACAACAAAATGATTAGGAGAAACGGAAGATGGAGAAAAGAATTGAAGATGCTCTTGACCTCGCATGGCAATACGGGCAAATTGATGGCGGTCACCACAAGATGTGGGTCATTGACCAAATGGTCCGAGTTCTACTTGGAGATGAGTATGAGAAATGGGTAAAAGAATATGAAGGCGACGACGAATACGAATGGGATGTAGGTATTGCACCGTAAGAGAAGGAGAAGCAAAAGATGAAGGCAAAAGATTTAGCAGAACTTCTACTAAAAAATCCAGACTTTGAGGTTAAAGGTTGCTATGCCGACACATCAAAGTGTGATGTAGACCATTTGTGGCCCGAGTACAACTTCTTTGACATATCTGGTATCGCAGATATTGGATATTCAGACAAGGTTATTATTTTAGATTGTGATTAAGGAGAAACATTATGAATAAGTACGAAATGGACGACTTGCTCTACGAAGAATTGGTTCAGGCTGCCAAAGCAATAGAACCATATTACGACATTGATAAAATCAAATCATACTCTGTTTACATCTGGACCAAGGGCGACGGAGACCCTAATAGTGACAATTATTGGGGCGAAAATGTCTTCGATATCCAAGAGGATAGGATTGTCTTTTATGTTGAAGACCATAAAATTCCAGACGAGGTTATGCCAATCATTCAGAACATTCAGGCTAAAATTAGAGCGATTCGTTTGAATTGGGAAAGTGACAAGGTGATTAACAATGATTAAGTACTTTTGTGACAGATGTGGCAAGGAAATGGAGAAGGGGCGCCAGATGTATACCGGTGTGTATGATGGACTTGGAGTATTGATTGATTACATTGGTACACCGAAGCACCTCTGCGAAGAGTGTTCTGAAAAACTCGATGCCATCAAGGAACAACTTGAGCACGAAGAAGACATCTTCGATATGTCCGATGAAGATATCGAACTGCTTCGCTACACATTCAAAGTCGGAGACAAGGTGATTACAGAAGATGGTCGTGTAGGACACATCACAGACATCTGTACTTGTGATAAATGTAAGAAGCGTGGGTTCTATGAACCGCGTGTTGAAATGGATATCGGTGTGCTTAAAATTTGGATTACCGATACGGACAAGGAAAATGGATTTATAAACTTCTATCAAATTGGAGATCGTATTTTTGGCAATGTCGATAAGGAAGCGTCTGAGTATATTCTGCAAAGAATTGAAGAATTAGAGCACGAACTTACTGAATATGAAGAGCAATTAGAGGTTGTAAGAGAGTTGAAGGAGAATAACAATGGGAACTAACTTTTACATCGGCACAGCCGACAAAGCAGCACGAGACACATACTTCGGCTTAAATTACGAACTAACCGATACTCCTACTTGGCTATATGAGCAGCATATCGCAAAGACTAGTGCCGGTTGGCTTCCATCGTTTGAGGAAAGTCGGTCAATTCATAGCGTCGCAGACATTAAGAAACTCTACGATACTGGAAAGTTTGTCATCTACGATGAGTATGGCACTTATTACAACTGGGAAGAATTTGATGAGCGAGTACTTAAGTTCAATGGTGGTGTGCTTGGTGTAGCCCCGCGAGAAAAGATTAAACAAGATCCGAATTGGCAGTTCTACGATAGGGATATGCCAGAATATAGACCGATTAGCCATTTTGAATACGGTCATGGAAAGTATGCATCAGAGTATTTCAGTGATTCTGAAGGCTACGAATTTTCACGTCATAGCTTCTGCTAATTAATTAACAATACGAAATGATTGGAGGTGTCAGAGATGTGTTCGAAGAAGTAAAAGAAAAACTATTAGAGCAACCAGAGTCCATAGAGCATATCCTCGACACCTTCGGTTTCGATAAGATACGAATTCGAAACCGAGAGATTAGGTGTGCTTTCGAGCCAGGGATGAACCCTACTGCAGTGGTGATTAGATTACAAGACAACGAGAATCTGTTCGTAAAAGACTACGAGCGAAACCTCTCTCTTGACTTAATTAACTACCTTGTCAAAAGCAAAAACATTCCCTTTAAAGATGTAATGAATGTTATCAAGCAGGAGTTGCATCTTGATTCCATATATAACTATAAACGCTCAAAAGGTTTATTTGGCGGTCTATACGATAAAATTAGCCGTTCTAATGGTGAAATATCCGTAACTACTTACCCAGAAGAGATACTTAAACAATACGGACAGACACCAAACCTACTTTGGTTGAAGGATGGAATTTCGCTAAGTACTCAACGAAAATGGTGTGTAGGTTTTGATGTAATTAGTCAACGCATTACTTTCCCTATAAGGACATCTACTGGAGAAATTATGGCTATCAAGGGCAGATTAAACGGAACACCAGAAGAGTTTGAGCCCAAGTATTTATATATTGAGAACGGACCAATGTCACAAACTCTTTTTGGCTATTCTGAAAATTACAGTTCGCTATATGAAAACGAGATTCTTGTGGTGGAGTCAGAGAAATCAGTACTCATCTTGGATTCTTGGGGATATAACAACGTGGTTGCTCTTGGTAGCAATTCGTTGAGTCCAACCCAAGCTAAACTGCTGATTTCCTTAAATCCAAAGCGAGTGACTTTCCTACTTGATAAAAGTCTACCGTTAGATAACACTAAAAGAAATGCAGATTTGCTTAAGACATTTTGTACTATGAGACAGTTAGAGCTCCGTTATTGGAATTGGGAAGATAATATTACATTGGAGGATAAGGCTGCACCTTGTGACGATACCAAGGAAGAGTTTGAATATATATTACAACACGAAATAGAACCAATAGAAATTTTAGAAGAGGATGAAATATGAAAGAGTATAAGACTTGTGAAGAAGTATTACAGGCATTGAAAAACGGAAAAAAGATAGTTGGAATAGGACATATGCGCAGATTGTGCGAAGGTGGTATAGGATGTCAGCAGCAAAGATGGTATAAGGTTTTATATTATTATTGCAATCCTCAAATGAATAGAACTTTTGCTATGCTTGAAAATGGAGTGTCGGTGGATAGTAATATCGATGTACTAGATTTTCTTTATGGTAAATTTTATGATTACGCAGAGGCTGAAATCAAAGAAGTTCCAAAGAAGCTTACTAAAGAGCAGGTTGAAAAAGAATTGGGCTATAAGATTGAAATAATTGATTAAATTATTACCGAATAACACGCAAAATCACGAAATTCCACCCAATTATAGCGAAAAATTCACGAAAATCGAGGGAGAAATAAACAAATGAAGATTTATCAACTACACAAATACGGCGGTGAATTGGAAGATTACCGAAATTATATCATCGGTTCATATCTGCACAAGGAAAGAGCAGAGGAAGAAATGGCTAAGGCGCAAGACGAAGAATTTCAAAAGCAGCGTTTAGCAAAACAATGTGCAAATTGTCCTTATTACACAGATGATATAGAAGATAATCAGACATTGGCAGATTTAATGCGTCAACATTGTGACCACAGCGACATTCGTTGTGATGATGACAGTGAATTGTTTTGTAAAAATTTTTACTTGCATTGGACAGACAATGGCTTTGTAATTAAGGAAGTTGAGGTAATCGAATGAACACATATAAAGAAGACATTTATTACATCGTAAAAGTCAGAGAAGACATCTTCAATCCACTCTTTGACAAGACTACTGTTCACAAAACATTCTGCGGAAAACTCGTAAATCATAACAATGGAAGATTTTATTTTGAACTCAATGGCTCGGATGCGTTGGTTATCATTCCTCACGGTTGGATTGATTGGATGGCACCGAGCAAGGTACTTTGGGATTTAAGGAGAAAATAAATATGAACACAACACACGGAGAATGGGTTAGATGCACAAAATGTATCCACTTTGAAGACTGCGATGCCAAAGAGGGTAGAGACGGATGCTACCTCGGAGAAACCGAGATAACTGCCCGTTGGAAGGGTGCCGGAATGGGCGATTATATTTGTAGCTTGTGTTGGGAATATGGTGACGTCCGTAGCCTAAGATGTCCTAAGTGTAACGCACGAATGTACACCAACAAAGAGTATAATGAAAAAGCCAAAGAGTGGGAAGCGGAGGACGAAGCAGAAAGAGCATTTTGGAGTTTGGAGGGAATTGTATGAAATACTGTGATTACTGCGATCCCAATTATATGGACACTCCAACCGATATGACTGCACAGATTCAAAAGTGTGGAGACACTTATGCTCTCGTGATGTATATAAACGGCAAAGAGTACGGTGTTGTTATTGAATATTGTCCAAAGTGTGGAAGAAGGCTTACGGAGGAAAACCAATGAGTTGTAAGTATTGTACTGAATGGGAAGATTTGCCCGAACACATCATCAACGGCAAACTAATAGGAAAGGTATTTGACACTTGTATATACGAGGATAGAAATGGATGGCACATTCAAGTGCCGTCTGGGTTTGACATTGGTATTCAATTTTGTCCTTATTGTGGTAGAAAACTTGCGGAGGGAAAACGATGTTAAACTACGAAGATATGCAATTTAAGCACGCAAAAGACTGTTGCAGTAAAGATAGCAAAAACATCGAAAAGCGAAATATTATCCGTGAGGACAGTATTGGAATTGTTGAATACGATGCCTATTGCAAGGAGTGTGGATGTTGGCTTTATTCTTTTTCGTATGGATACTATGATATGTATTGAATTTTAATGGGAGGAAGAATAATGAAACTGAACGGAGAAAAAGGAAAACGAGGAACAATAGGCATTTGCCCTCAATGTGGAACGAGCGGAGAGATAGTGTGGTCTTGGGTCACAGATGTGTCAAAATGTAAATGTGGTTGGAGTAATGAGGAAGTTAAAAACGATTCTATTATTAAGAAACTCGCCAAAGAAGATGTGGTTGAAGTTGTCAGATGTAAGGATTGCAATTATTGCAACGAATACACGAAATGGAACGGAGCGAACTATTTAGGCTGCAGTCATTTGGCAGAACTTTGTGACGGTCAAGTTGTTGAAGTTAGAGCAAATGATTTTTGCAGTTGGGGAGAAGGTAGATTGAACGATGATTGATTTTAGCAAGATAGATCCTAAGGATTGTTATATGGTAAATCCTATTGAGGGAACGCATTCCGATGGTTGGACCGTAATTGACGACTATGATTATGAGCCAAGAACTGTTTGTGGCGAAACGGACTGTGAGGGTTGCATCATTAAGTATGCAAGAGATATCGAATTATGCAAGGCACAGAAGAAGGAAACTTGGATTATCACCGAGAATGGTTGTGTAATCACTTGTCCGAACTGTGGGCACAGATTGGAACTGTGCTACCCGGATGGTACTGAGGTTAGATATTTGCCGCACTGTCCTTGGTGTGGTAAGAAGTTGGAGGAGAAGTGATGGAAATTAAACTTAATAGGGCATATTCTAGCGGTTGGGATAATATCGAGTATCCCATTTATCAACTAGTAGATGAGTCGTATCTATGTATTGCATATTCAAGTAATCATAAGTATTACTACATTGATGTATATACGAAGGAAGATTTTGTCGAACAAGGTTATGATGAAGACTACGAATTGGACTATATATTTGAAAATATAACAAGACAAGATATTGACAAATAAGAGGTAATGATTATGACAGTTAAAGAACTTAAAGAGAAATTGGAGCTGTTTGATGATAGACTCATTGTGATGATACCCGATGCCAATTGGACGCCAGACAAGAACTGGTTGCCATATATCACGGCTACAAGCGTTGCAAGAGGTGTCAACGAGGCAGATGGTTGTGTATTTATTGATGATTATGTGGAGGATGATTAAATGTACTTTATAACTTGTTTTCAGAGATATGAGCAAACCAAATACGGAGTGCCGGACATAGGCGATTGTAGAACTTTTGGTTATTATCCACATAAGGAATGGGCAATAGAGGATTTACACAATAACAACGTAGATATTCACGAGGATATGTACGACTATGCCGTTGTAGAAAAGATTCCAATGGGGCTATATCAACTCTCAGAGGAAACCATTTACTTCAAGTGGGATGAAGAGAAGCAGGGATTTTATGAGGTCGATGGTACGGATATGCAGGATTGCTTTGGCAATTATGCTTTTGGATGAGGTGAGAGTATGAGCGTTTATATTTGTGAGAAGTGTGGATGTATTGAAAATACTGCCTTAGGTGGATATTGGCGAAATGTATGCAATAATGAGCCAAAGATGTGTTCGGAGTGCAACAATGGAGAATGGCACGGAGAGTTTGAAAAGAAACATTGGACTGACTATGGAGTCAAAAGACTTTTGGAGCTTGAGGCTATGAAGAATGGTTCGATGATAAATGCGACAGAGTATCTAAGATCCATTGGAGAGATAAAGGAGTAAGTGCATGAATAACTTTGAAAGATTGAAGTCAATGTCTTTAGAAGAGTTGGCGACGTGGTTGGATGCAAACGGAATGTGGGACAATTCGCCTTGGAGCAAATGGTTTGACGAGCAATACTGCCAGAACTGTGAGTCAATTAAAGCAACCGTGGAAGATTATTTTGGCAAGAGAGAATGCGAGTTTGCATATTGCGAATTGGAAAATAAGTGTAGGTACTTTGCAGATTACGACGATGTGCCGGATTGCAAAGATATTATTAAGATGTGGCTTGAAAGTGAGGTTAACAATGGCTGAATTTTGCAGAGAGTGTTTTAAAAGATGCATTGAGCCAAGAGCGTTAGATAAATACATTGTCGTTAGTGACGATGAGGATCTTTGCGAGGGCTGCGGAGCATTTAAACAAGTAGTAATCGAATATGATACGGAGGCAAAATATGAAGAACGAACTTAACATTTTTACAGGCGGCTATATGCCTTGGTATCCACGCAACTGGTGGGATAATATTAAATATTTCTTTCGCACAATCAAATGGGGTTGGCAGAGAGCGACCAGAGGATATAGCGATTATGATACTTGGGACTTGGATGTGTATTACTCTCGTATGATGATTGCGTCACTTAGTCAGTTTAGAGCAGAGGCAAAAGGATATCCAGGTTATATGGAGGATATCGAGGAGTGGTACGCAATACTTGATAAGATTATTTTTCTATTGAAGCAGGCAAATGAAGATGAGCCACTGGAAGAGAAGAATGAACTTGCAGAGTGGTATGAGGAACATTTGGAGACAAGGACTTTCAGCCTTGTTGAAGTCAAAAAGGGTGTTCGCAAATATGTCGATAATGATGACGAAGAAACCAAAGCGAAGGTTATGCAATATTATAAGAGAGAGGAAGAACTGTACGAGATACGTAAGCAAAAGCGCAAGGAAGCGTTTGAGTTGTTGGCGGAGTATTTTGGACATTTGTGGTGGTGAATATGCAGTGTATTAGATGTGGAAAAGAAATGGTGAATACAAGTGGAGGTAATTATACTTGTACAAATTGTAATTTTGTAGTTAATGATTTACTGTATAGACCCTCAAACTGTGATATGCCTCTACCTCAGGGCTTCGGCAAGCAAGAAGGTTGGATTTGTCCTGTGTGTGGACGAGGATTGTCTCCGTGGACTAGTTTTTGTCCGTGCCAAAGTGATTTTAAGATTACTTATAGGACGGGTACAAACATTAATGGCTTTGCAAGCGTGGATGAGTGTATTCAGTATGCAAAAGAACACTATGAAAAGATTTGCGAGGAATTGAAGTGATGAGCATGAAGCTTGGAGAACTTATGAGTTTGATGTCGTGCAAAAATGGCGACGAGTTGTTTTTAAAAGTGACAGAAATTTTAGACCACTATGGGATTAGCGTGCTCAATGAAGATATGTCGGTTAAGGATTTGCATATGTTGTGTTTTGATGTGGCAGATGTTTTGAATAAGGAGAAGTGAGTATGTTCGAAAGTTTTATTAAGGATAATATACACACAAGAGACATTGTTGTGTATTTAAAAAATACTAGAACCGGTAGCAGCACGGTAAGAAAATGTAAGTTTGTTGGGCTAGTCACTGGTTTTACAAAATCAAAAGTAAAAATTATGCAGTTATCCAAGGAAGATCAATGGGTATATCCAGACGAGATTCATCTCTATGGAGAGGTCGAAGTATATCCAGAGGATGTAATTTGTACAATGTGGAGAAGTACGGATAATTGGGAAGAGGTGAAGCACATTGGAGAAAATACTGACAGCAAAAATTGATGGTAGACAGATGGAAGATGATTTTGAAATTATAGATGCGATACTTGAGGCGAGAGGGATTGAGGATGTTGGAGCGTTCCTTAAGCCGACGTCTGAGGATTTAGTACCGTTTGAGGAAATGAAGGGATTATACGAAGCCTATCAAATGATAGATGACGCCATTACAATGAATGAGAAATTCTTAATTTTGGCGGATGTGGATGGAGATGGCGTAACAAGTTGCGCTGTCATGGCAAGGTATCTTCGTAAATGTGGTGCAGATGTGAAGTGTGTCATTAATGATGGCAAGAAGCATGGAGCAGAAGATTTTGACTTATCGCTGCTAGATGGAATTAGCGTTATGATAATCGTCGATTCATTAAACAACAATCCTGCGGTCTATGAGAGATTGCTTTCGACAGGAGTTAGATTGTGTGTTTTTGACCATCACCTTCCTGAGCAAAGACTATTGGATTCTAATTTAGATTTTGTACTTGTAAGTTCTGCGAATGAATATCCAAACGAGCACCTTTCTGGTGCTGGCGTTGTAATGAAGTATGTGCTATATGCAGACGAGATGAATTTAACAGACTATAGTGATGACCTTTGGGTTTATAGCGCGATTGGGCTAATTGCAGACATGTCGGATATGTCGGTGCCGGAAAATCGTTATATTGCCCATAGGGGGCTCGCACAGTTCAGAAATCCAGTTGTTCAAAAGATGGTTGGTAATTACATTTTCGACTCGACTGCCGTGAGCTTCAGTATCGGTCCATTGGTGAATAGTGCTATGAGACTTCGCGAGAACGAAAAGGCAATGAATGTTTTCTTGACGGATGATTTAGATGAGATTGATGAATTAGTCAAAGATCTGAAATCTTGCAAGGAAAAGCAAAATGAAGTTGTAGCAGAGTTAATTGATGGCTTGATGGAGCAAGGCGAATCACAGTTAGACAGAAAGTGTATGTTCTTTATTTTGGAGAACGAGCTTGAAGCCGAAATCACAGGGCTCGTTGCGAACCGCCTGTTATCAGAGTTCCAGCGCCCCTTATTTGTCTTGAGACTTAAAGATGGACAATACGCAGGCAGCATGCGTGCAGTTGGCGTGGATAATATGTTAGAAATGTCCAATTCTACCGGTCTTTGTGTCTGTCAAGGCCACCCACTGGCGAGCGGAGCATTCATTAAAGAAGATGAGTTTGAACAGTTCAAGGAAGTTATTGAAGAGAGACTAAAGGATGTCGAGTTTAGTATCAAGGTTGAAGCAGATATTGAACTTGCACCACATCAGATTACAGACAATTTAGTAAAGCAGCTAACCGCAATTAATAGAATTTCTGGAACAGGCTTTCCTCCCGTAAAGGTATTAGTCAGAACTGATGATTACGAAGTTACGACATTCTCAACCAAGAAACACCTTAAGGTTATAGATGAGAGTGGACTTCTGATTGTTAAATGGAACTGTCTCGACTACAAGACGATGACAAACGACAAACAGTTAGTTGCAGTAGGTACATTGAGTGCCCCTTGCTACGGTAGAGTCAAGTATCTGCAACTTGCTATTGATGAATATACACAACAAAATGATTAAGGAGACTAGTTATGGCTACGAATTACAGACAGATAATGGCTATTAGAAAAGCCAATGAAGATAAGATACGGAAGTTATGTCCAGAAGCAACTGAAAACTCTGGTATATATGTGTTTTGGAGAGTGGACGCCAACGAGTTCAAGTACGCTTATGTCGGGCAAGCAAAGAACTTGCTTAAGAGACTCGCAGAGCATTTGAGTGGATATCAACACATAGATTGTTCGATTAAGAAGTATAAGTTCTATGATGAGGAAAGCAATCCATATGGATATCATGTTAATGTCATTGAAGAATGTGATGAGGAATATATGGATGAGCGAGAGCGATATTGGATTAAAGAGTTTGCAGACAAAGGATATCAGCTTCGCAATGCTACAACTGGATCTCAAGGGTCTGGCAAGGCTGCTCTTGGTGATGGAAAGTCTACTAAGGGTTACCGCGAAGGTCTTTCTAGAGGTTATGATAATGCTCGACGCGACGTGGCAAAACTTTTCGAGAAAAATCTGACCTATTCTATTAACGGTAAAGATGGCAAACTTAAGCAACGAGCTTATGATAAGTTCACCGAGTTTTTGAATGTAAATGGCTCTGACGAAGAAGAGGACGAAATTTAATTGTAAATAAATTGTAAATTAGCACCGAAGTATCTTGACAAATTAGAACTTTGGTGCTATACTTTACACGACAAAATGATTGAGAGGTATTGTTATGAAATTGTGTACAAAGCATGGAACCGGCGTATGTATCAACTGTCCACGCAAATTACCTAATAGTTGGGGTAATATTTGCAGATATGACGCAGAGGACTTACTTGACTGCTTATTTGCAATTATTGATACTGAGTGGACTGAAGAGCAAGCAAGCATATTTGCGGACTTTGAGATTGTGAAAGAATGAGGCAATAAAACATATGGAATATATAATTTATTTATTTTGTGTAAGTTTTAATAGCGTTCTGATGCATTGCTTAGGTATTTCTCTTGGCGACTGGGAATATTGGATATCTTTGGGTTTAATTATAACGGCGTTTATATGTGGAAGAGAATATGAAGATAAGCGCAAGAAATAACTATACAGAATGATTAGGAGTGAGAGAATGAGTAATTACGTTGTATTGCACTGTCATAGCGACATGTCTAATGGTGTTACAAATATTGATAGTGTCTCAAAATACCAAGACTATGTTAAAAAAGCACAAGAACTAAATATGACTGCTCTTGCATTTTCTGAGCACGGTTCTGTATTTGACTGGCATGGCAAGAAAGAGGCAATTGAAAAGGCAGGCATGAAATATATTCACGCAGCAGAGTTTTATGTTACTGAAAAGATTGAAATTGATGATAACGGCAATCCGATTAAACTTCGTGATAATTGGCACTGTTTGCTTATCGCAAGAAACTTTGATGGAGTAAAGGAAATTAACAGACTCGCTAGCAAGTCGTTTAACCGTAAGGATGGACATTACTACTATGCTCCGAGGATCGAGTTTGCAGATTTACTAAATACATCTGATAATGTTATTATATCTAGTGCCTGTTTTCGAAAAGGTACACCGGTATTAACTAATAAAGGATATATTCCAATCGAGAATGTTAAAGCCGGAGATATCGTAATTAATCAATATGGAGAACAAGAAACTGTAAACTTCCCAACTCAACGAGAATACAATGGAGTTGGATATCATATTGATTTTGTTGGTGGAGCTCACATTGAATGTACAGCAAATCATCAATTTTTAACATTTAAGTTAAATGATAAGAATAAAAATAGATTAAAATGGATTTCTGCCGAAGATTTAAATATTAAAGTCGGATCAGAAAAACACATATGTGTTATGCCAACGAATCTAATTCAGTATACTGGTAATAATATTATCTACAAAGAAGAGTGGCAAAACTCATTTTTTGACTCCAACAAAAAAGGGTCTAAGCCACGAAGATATTGTTTGCCAAATGCAATAGAAATAACCCCAGAAATAATGCGTTTATTTGGTTTATTTTTGGGTGATGGCAATATTTCATTATGTAAAAATCCTAGAGTCGGATTCACTTTTAATATTAATGAATATGAAGTTTATTGGAATTCTTTTATTAAGGTAGCTACAGAGCAACTTGGCATAAAGTGGTCTGTTACTTATCGTGAAAAGGCGCATCGTGTTGATATTACATCGGCATCCGTAGAGTTAATTGATTTATTTTATTATTTGTTTGGAAATGTTAATGCGACAACTAAATGCGTACCAGATAGGTTAAAGCATATTTCTAAAGAGCTTGATGTGGAATTGTTTTTTGGATATATGCTCGCTGACGGATATTTTAGAGCGAATAAATTTAGCAAATCTATCAAAGCAAATGGCTCAGAATTTGTTGCTGCGTCAGTTTCTTTTGATCTATTGAGTGGGATGAAAGAAATTCTTGATAGTTTGCATATTACCGCAGATATAAGAAAATCAAAACAGCACACAGATAAACAAGGTGTCAACCATAAAGATTCATGGTATTTATATTCTAGAGCATATGATATTGGGTATGTATCTAAATTAGATAAAAATCCCCATGCAAATATTGTAGAAATTTTTAATAGTGCTATCCAAAAATTTGAACACAGAGACTATATAACTATTAATAATATACTATATAAAAAGATAAGGATAAAAAATAAAACACCCATTGAATTAAATGAGACGGTTTATTGTTTAAATAATAATACGCACTCATTTGTGTGTAATGGTGTCGTTGTACATAATTGTCTTGGTGGCATTTTAAATCGTGCACCTGAGAGCATTCAAAAACAATTTCTTGATTTTATTGTAAAGAATAAAGATAGATGCTTCTTAGAAGTGCAACACCATAATGTTCCAGACCAGAAGGCGTATAACCAAAAATTATACAACCTTAGTAAGACGTATGGTTTGCAACTTGTAGCGTGTACGGATACACACTCCCTAAATGAGGAACACGCCGAAGGGCGAAAGATTCTTCAGCTTAGCAAAAATATTCGTTTTGATGATGAAGAGGGTTGGGATCTGACTTTTAAGTCCTACGATGAATTGTGCGAAGCTTATGAAAAACAAGATTCGTTACCTAAAGAAGTTTATCTTGAAGCAATTGAGAATACTAACAGAATTGCTGATATGGTTGAAACCTTTGAGGTAGACAGACAGACAAAGTACCCGCATATCTATGACGATCCCGATAAGACATTTAAGACCAAGATTAATGAAGCCTATAAGAAACATCCATATCTAAAGTCTCGTTATCCGAGCGCCCAAGTGGTTAAGCAGATTAGAGAAGAGTATGAGGTCTACAAGAAGGTTGGGGCCATTGACTTTATGTTGCTTGAAACCTATCTTAGAGAATGGGAGCGAGAGAATGATATTCAATGCGGATATGGGCGTGGATCTGTATCTGGAAGTCTTATTGCTTATGCGCTTGGTATTACTCAGATGGATAGCTTAAAATTTGACCTAAACTTCTTTCGTTTTATGAACCCTGGTCGTGTTACTAACGCAGATATTGATACTGACTATTGTTCAAAGGACAGAGAAAAGATTAAATACTTCCTATTGCATGACAGAATGAATTTGCCCCATATCAAGACGAGTGAGATTATTACATTCAACACTATTGCAACAAAAGGAGCAATTAAGGATGTGTGTAGAGCACTCAACATTTCTCTTGACGAAGCACAACAGATTAGCGATGCAGTAAATATTGATGGAACTATTGACGATAAGTGGAAGGAAAAATACCCAGAAGTATTCAAGTATGTAGATATTGTCTCCGGCACTATTGTTTCTATTGGCTCACATCCGAGTGGCGTTCTTGTAAGCGATAAAGAGATTGAAGCAGATGTTGGATTGTGTAGCCTCTCTACATCCGATTATCCAGTATCTATGTTGGACATGCACGGTCTTGACGATCAAATGTATGTCAAGCTCGATATTCTTGGTCTTGATAATATTGGTGTAATCAATGAATGTTGTAAACTTGTCGGCATCGACAGATTAACCCCAGACAATGTTAATCTTGAAGATGAGGCAGTTTGGCGTAGCATTCGAGATGATACAACAATGATATTCCAGTGGGAGTCTGATAGTGCTGCGGCTTATCTTAAAAAGTTTATGTCTGATGGTGTGGTCGCCAAAGCAAGAGATCAGAGTAAGAACTTCTCTTATATTAAATGGTTTTCATTTGGTAATGGATTACTAAGACCTGCCTGTGCGAGTTATCGTGATGAAGTAGCAGATGGCGTATTCTATGATAACGGTTTTAAAGAACTAAATGATTTTCTTGCTCCAGAAGCAGGACGAGTATGTATGCAAGAGACCATTATGCGTTTCCTAACCGATTTTTGTGGATACTCTAGTGCAGAATCTGATAACGTCCGTCGTGGCATTGCAAAGAAGAAAGGTACAGAGCAGCTTCTTCCTGAGATTGAGCGTAGATTTATTGAATATTCATCAACACACTATGATATTACCAAAGAGAGATGTCAAGAGGTTATTAAACCGTTCTTGCAGATTATTCTCGATGCATCCTCATACGGATTTAGTTGGAATCATTCAGATGCATACAGTTGTATTGGTTATGTATGTGGATATTTACGCTACTATTATCCTCTTGAATTTTTAACTGCAGCATTTAATACCTTTACTGGCAAGGAAGATAAGATTGTTGCTATTACAAAGTACGCCAACAAGGCTGGAATTAAAATTCAGCCTCCCAAGTTTAGATATTCTCGTAGCGGTTATCAGATGGATAAAGAAACAAACAGTATCTATAAGGGTTTGGAATCAATCAAATACCTC